AACCACCGAAAAAATTGAAGAAAGAAAAGCCATGCTTAGATATGCTGCATGGAAAAAACCAGAATTATTTGGTGAATGGAAGTATTTATGAAAGAAAAGGGCAGACCATCCATCTTTACTGAAGAAATAGCCCATGAGATTACTGAAAGATTGTCAGATGGAGAGCCATTAAGAGCAATTTGTCGATCTGAAGGAATGCCAAACTGGAGAACTGTGTATGATTGGATGGCAAAAGATAATACATTTTCCGCACACATCGCACACGCAAGGGAGATTGGCTTTGATGCAATAGCCGAAGAAGCCCTAATGATTGCTGATACTCCTTGCTATTTAGAAACAAAAGAAACCATTGAAGATCAAGGAAAACCAACAAAAGTTAAAGTCGTAGTGGCTGATGCTTTTAATCATCGTAGATTACAAGTCGATACTAGGCTAAAACTATTAGCTAAATGGTGTCCTAAAAAATATGGCGATCAAGTTCAATTTGATGTAGAAAACAATAACTGGACAGTCAATGGCATCCCTGTCAAAACAAGGTAGAGAACCCATAGAATTACCCCCTTTACACCAGGGACAACAAGAAGCCTTTGATGCTTCCACTCGATTTTTTGCTATTCGCTGCGGTAGGCGATGGGGCAAAACTGCCATGATGCAAAACATTGCTTGTGCTGGAGCAGCCCAAGGCGAAAAAATAGGATGGTTTGCACCTGACTATAAAATTCAATCTGAAGCCTTTAGGGAAATAGCCGATCTATTAGCTCCCATGATTAAGTCATCATCTAAGATTGATGGCATTATTCAAACCTATACTGGTGGGCGCATAGACTTCTGGACTTTGGAAAATGAAAGGGCTGGTCGATCCAGGAAATACCATAAAGCCTTTATTGATGAAGCAGCCTTTACCAAGCCCAATATGTCTAAAGTATGGCAAACCGCTATCAAACCAGCATTACTCGATTATCAAGGTAGTTGTATTACAGCATCAACACCCAATGGAATTGATAGCGACAACTTCTTTTGGCAGATATGCAATCAGCCTGAACATGGATTTACTGAATACCATGCTCCAACCTTTACTAATCCATTTCTACCTAAAGAGGAATTGGAAAAGCTGGAGAGAGAAAATCATCCAATGGTATTTAAGCAAGAATACCTGGCTGAATTCGTGGATTGGTCAGGTGAAGCATTCTTTAGCCTAGATAAGCTGCTGGTCGATAATAAACCTGTGGTTTACCCTAGTAAATGCGATGGTGTATATGCAGTCATTGATACTGCGGTCAAAGGCGGTAAAGAAAATGATGGTACTGCCATTGTCTATGTTGCTGTAGACCGATATACCCAAAATCCATATAACCTGATTTTATTGGATTGGGATATTGTGCAAATTGATGGCGCAATGCTAGAAAATTGGATGCCAAGTGTATTTTCCAGATTAGAAGAACTCGCTAGATTGACTAATGCAAGGCAGGGAGTTGTCGGTACATTTATTGAAGATGCTGCTGCTGGATCAATTTTGATTCAACAAGGCAGAGCAAGAGGATGGAATACTCATGCCATTGACTCAGGGTTAACCTCAGTAGGCAAGGATGAAAGAGCCATTTCTGTATCGGGTTACTTTCACCAGGGCTTAATGAAGATTAGCGATTATGCTTTTGATAAGACTATGACATTTAAAAATGCTAGTCGTAATCACCTATTAACTCAGGTAACTGGATTTAGAATTGGCGATAAAGATGCCTACAAAAGAGCAGATGACTTGCTAGATGCTTTCGTATATAGTTTAGCCATTGGTGTTGGCGATAAATATGGCTACTAAGGAATAACTATGTCTGATGTGATGGTGAATAATACTTATCTGGGTGGTGAATTAATGAACCTGCTCAGTTCTGAGAATATCCAACCAGGTTCACAGGCAGGTTATGAATTATGCAAAATCATTTGGGAATATCACCCATTAGGCGGTAAATTAGTTGAAAAGCCAGTTCGCTTGGCTCTTTCAAAACCCAGAATTATTACTGTAGATGCAGAACCAAAGGAAATGTTGGTCGAGGCATTTCAAAAAGAATGGGAAAAATTAGGTGCTACTAATCATATTCGTGATGTTATGTTTATCAATCGCACTTATGGGGCTGGTGGAATTGTTGTGGGTGCTGATAAGATTCCTACTACTGAGCCTATTGATCCTTGGCAGCTTCCTGATCTCAACATTTATTTTAATCAGTTAGACCCATTAAACATGGCTGGTTCGATTGTTACAAACCAGAACCCAAATGCGCCAGACTTTCAAAAACCTCTTGCATACACTACTGCTGCTGGTCAGCCTTATCATCCTAGCCGTAGCGTGGTGGTATTCAATGGCACTCCTATCTACTTGTCTTTCCAATCTAGTGCTTTCGGCTATACAGGTCGAAGTGTGTTTCAAAGGGCATTGTATCCATTAAAGTCTTTTGTTCAGTCGATGATTACCGATGACCTGGTGACTTTTAAATCAGGTCTGATTATTGCCAAGCAAAAACCTGCTGGGTCTATTGTCAATCGCTTAATGCAAACTGCTGCTGGTATTAAGCGCACTTATTTGCAAGAAGGCGGTACTGGCAATGTGCTATCAATTGATATTGATGAAGAAATCAACTCCATTGATTTGACCAATACTGCAACTGCAATGACAACTGCCAGAGATAACATCATTGCCAATATTGCTGCTGCTTCCGATGTCCCTGCAATGCTACTCAAAGATGAAGCATTTACTCAAGGCTTTGGTGAAGGTACTGAAGATGCAAAAGCCATTGTCCAGTACATTGATGGCATTCGAGTTGACATGGAATCTTTGTTCCGATTCTTTGACAAGATCGTAATGCACCGAGCCTGGAATAAAGAATTATTTGAATCTATTCAATCTGCCTATCCAGAGCAATATGGCAAGATGACCTATGAGCAAGCATTCTATTCATGGAAAAATGCTTTCAAACCTGAGTGGGAATCACTCATGGAAGAACCGCCAAGCGAAAAAGTCAAAGTTGATGACATTAAGCTAAAAGGTGTTACTGAAGTACTTCGTACAATGCTGCCAGTTATTGATCCACAAAATAGAGCAAATTTAATTCAATGGGCTGCTGACAATTTGAATGAAATGCCAGATATGTTCCAAAGTTCTATGCAATTGGATGCTGATGCAATCGCTGAATATGAAATTCCAGAACAAGAACTTAAAAACTTACCTAGATTGGATGCTTATTTTGCAAAGGGGGATTGGGCAAACCCCACCCCAAAAGCTGATGCTTTCATAGAACAAGACCATCCCAGGGATGCGGATGGAAAATTTACTGCTGGCGCAGGTAGTAGCGCAGCAACCACTACTATGCCTGGTGGTCGAGCACAAGCCCCATATACTGTGGCAGCTAAATCTATTCCACAACCACCAGAGCCACCAAAGGCAGCAAATAAACCTACAGCAGCAGAGCCACCTAAAGTTCCAACCGCCAAAAGCGCAAAAGAGCATTTAGAAGGAAAGTTGCAAAAGAAAGATGTAGATCGCTTACCAAAAGAAAAACGCAAAGAATTTGAAGAAATGTACCAAAGGGCTGCCCAAAACAAAAACAAGTTTGATGAGACCAATGCCCAGATCGCTAAAGAACTTGGTGGTAAAGCTGCGGTTGTGCCACTCAAGGGTTCAGAAAGAGCAGTTGATAAGATCACCAAGTCTTACAATAATGACCCATCCAAAATTAAAGATTTGCTCAGAACCACTATCGAGATTAATTCAGTAAAAGATGTGCCAAGTGCTATCGAGAAGATTAAAGCCCAATATGGTGAGCCAGCAAAATTAAGAAATCTTCTTGATCCTAATGTCGATTCATTAGCAGGGTCTGGATACCGAGACATCAATATGGTGGTTGAAGTCAATGGTTCTTATGCTGAGATTCAAGTAAATATGCCCCAGATGCTAGAAGCAAAAGAAAAAGGGCATAAGTACTATGAAGAAGTTCGTATTATTGTCGAGGATGCTGAAGTTCAAAAAAGACCATTAACTGCTGATGAGCAGGAAAAGGTTAATGCAGCCAACAATAAGATGAAAGAACTTTATGATGCTGCCTGGGAATCCATCACCAAAGCCTGAAAAGCCGATGAATTAATTGGTAGCATAAAGACACCCTTCATATCAAAGGGTTGAGGTTCTCCATTGATCCAAGCTGCAACCATTGGAATACCATCACCAGCATTGACTGATACTGGATATTCATCTTCTGCTGTTACATAGAAAATAGCCGATGGACTAATCTCATATTTGCCTATTTGCATATAGACTCCTTTCATTAAATTGTATCATACATCTACCCCTATAGGATAGAGCAAAAAGCCCACAAGGGGCTTATTTTAATAGCGATTCTTTAATAATCTTTTTGCTGCTGCCAGGCGAAGATCATCCGCTTCAGAATTAAGACCAGGCAAAATAGATAATGCTCGAATCATATTCTTTAATGCAACTTTGTCAGAATTGCCAGCAATTCGCAAATCCGCATACTTCGCAGGATTATTAATTTTCAAATCTTCATAATAGCTAGACATTTTATTTCCCTTTCGTGGTTATCTTGGAATTTCCAAAATCATATTGCCATCCATGATTTCAAACAAAATCGCTTTGGCTCTGTTCAAACTCTGTCTGGCTCTTTCATTCGCACCCACAGCCAATTCCTCTTGAGCATCACTCATAAGACCAGCAACAACAATACCAGCCCCACCCAACTTGTAGCTGGCTGATGATCTGATCTGCGCTATAAACTGCTCAATGTCGCAACCATACATTTCCTGACTCATGCTGCACCCCTTTCTTGAAATTGCTGGATAACTGCCCTAGCAGCAGCAGCCCTGCCCATTTGACCTTTTGCCAAAGCCAAAATCAAAATCCCCTGGGCTTGGGCAATACTGAAAACCTCGTATCCATACAAAGACAAACTCATTTCAAACTCCTTTCGTGATTAACTACTACACTTACATATTAATACTTATTAGGTATAAGCACAAGGACTATTTCACTATTTGTTGTATTTGTGCAAAAACAACACTTTAGATAAATAGATTTGACACCTATACTAAATAGGAATAATATAAGAATGTAGTCTTAATTAACCACGAAAGGGAATTAAAAATGCAGATCGACCAAGCCATTGCAATTATTGAGGAATATCGCCAGGACTGTGGAATTGGGTTCTTGGAAGCCTTGATTGAAATTCGTCAGAATCCAGAGGAATTTAGCGAGCAGCAATTGATCGCTTATCGGGTTTTTATGAATGATGCTCGTCAGATGTTTCAACCAGCTTAAGGGGGTTTTATGAATTTATTGATTGCTGAAAAAGTTGGCGGTTCTTTTCAAAAAATCGGTGTCATGAATGGCGATGAGTTGCTTGCAGATTGTTTGCTTGCTGTCGGTCTTGCCTACAATGCCAAAAGGTTTTTTGAAGGAGATTCGGCAGCAGTTTCTCTGGATTATCAGTTAGAGGGTATTGAGTACAGAGTTTTAAAGTTTTAAGTAGTTCAACCACGAAAGGAGTTGTTATGAAATACCAATTAGATGTTAGTCGTGATGTAGATGCGGATGACGATGCCTATATGCTCTGGCTGCCATTCGGCTTTAGATTTTCAGATGATTTAGTTCATGTTCGAGGTTTTGACACTATGGCTGAGATTCGTCAAGCTGCCAAAAATGATGTTATTCCCTGCGATTGTGAAGATTGCAAGTTGAATATCAAAGAATTGGCTGCCAAGAAAGCATCTTTTATGAAGGAAATGCTGAAGTAGCAAAAATGCAACAACCCTAAAAAAGTTGTTGCATTAATACCTAATAGGTATATACTGAAAGTGTAGTAATTAACCACGAAAGGAAAATTATGAAAGAAGTTGAAATCTGGGCTGGCAAAAAAGTCATGGCATACCAGGATGCTGACTTGGTTGAAAAAATGCCCTATATCAAAGCTGCTGAGTCTGTCTGGTATCAAAGCTGGTTGGACAATGGCGGTGAGGATGTCGGTAGCTGCTGCGGTGGCAAAGCGATTCGGATTTACTACTTGGGCAAAGGAAAAAGAAATGTTGTAGAAAAAAGCATTGTGCCTTGTAGCTTTGTTCAGGGAAATGTGGCTGCTGCGAAATCAGTTGCTCCTGCTTTGGAATTCTTGGCTGCTCATGGGATTGTCGGTGAGTATTACGATGGTTGGATGGATTGATTAATGCCCCTTCGGGGGCTTCACGAAAGGAATCAAAATGGCAATGGCTTATAAAGAAATGGTTGTGTTTGCGAAATATGTTTATAGCTTCTATGGCGATGGCGGTATTTATGATATGGGAGTTCCCTATGAAATCATTAAGCAAGCTATCCGCTTTTTGCAATCAAAGGATGGTCGCAAGTATCGCTACGGTATTCCTGTGTGTGGCGATTCTGTAGATCGTGAGCATATTCGCATGATCTTGGAAGAAGAATATGGGTATTGTGAAAAAAAGCTACAAGCTGCTTGACATTATCCTAAATTAGTATATTATTAAGTTGTAGTGTTTATTAATCATCAAATAAGGAGTTAATCATGGGTTCAATTAGTAGTCATGCTGGTGCTGCCAAAATGGTTCGCCAGTTTATGAAAGCCAAAGGCATCGCTGGTCAAGTTCGCAGCAAAAGCTATAGCATGGGTAGCAGCATTCATGTGTATGTTCAGGATTTGCCCCCAGCGCAATATGCTGAGTTGAGCAGCTATGTCAGTCAGTTTGAGTATGGTCACTTCAATGGCATGGAAGATATTTATGAGATCAGCAATCGCAGGGATGACATTCCCCAAGTGAAATATGCCTTTGTTGACAATAAAATGAGTGATGCCTTGGGTGAAAAGATTTACCAGTTCATGAAAGGATATTACTCTGGCATGGAAGGTGCTCCAGATAGTTTCAAAGATGCCCATAGTTTTTACAACATGAGATTCAATGGGTATGCAAGTCACTTGGTTTACAAGTTATTTGCTGGTGGTTATATGCACAATGAATATTGGATTTCAGTTGGTGTCATTGCTCCAGAAGTAGAAGCTGCTTAATTGATGCCCCTTCGGGGGCTTTCCATGAAAGGGAATAGTATGATAGATAAATTTTTAACTTTAGAAAATGCCAAGGCTTATGCTGCAACTCAGGACAAATTGCTATTTTGCGAATATTTGACAGACTTGCCATTCCAAAGCAAAGCATTAGAAAAGTTTGAATATGAAATGTTTGTGTTTGCCCTTAATTTAGGACTTGTATCAGAAGATGACTAAAACTAGAAAAAGGGGTGGTCTTGGTACTACCCCAAAACCAGAAGAAATTATTGCAGCCAGGGCTGCATTATCTCAATCCAAAGCTGCATCTTTAATATATACTACCCAAGCAAGATGGTCAGATTATGAAACTGGCAAAAGTCGTATGCACCCTGCTGCCTGGGAACTATTTTTATTAAAGATACAGAATGACATTTTTTGAAGTTCTTACTGCTGCCATTAATGACTTTATTGAATATGGCTTTGATTCTCAAAGTCGAGTAGACAATTGGCTTAAAAAGATTAAAGAAGCAGCAGAAAAGGCTTTGATGTCAGAAGCCCAGATGCAAAAAGAAATGGAAAAGTCTTTAAATGCAGCCTTTTCTCGCCTGGTGACTAAAGGCGGTCTAGTCAATAAAGAAGTATCCAAATATGACATTGACCGATTAAAGCCAAAACTTAGGTCTGAACTAGATCGCAGAATCATGGCTTCTGCAAACTTGATTAAATACAATCGAGAGCAAAGTATTACAGATGTGCTCAGAAGATTTGAAGGTTGGGCTACATCCATTCCTAAAGGCGGTTCACTCGCAGTAGACCGCAATAAAGAAAAACAAAATATTAAAAAGTCTTTAGCAAAAATGCCTTTTAATCAAAGGCGAGTTGTAATAGATCAAACCCATAAATTGATTTCTAACATTAATGATATTGTCGCTGTTGATAATGGCGCAATTGCTGGTAAATGGCATTCTCATTGGAAACAAATTAATTATGATTACCGCAAAGATCATAAAGAAAGGGATGAAAAGGTTTATGTCATTAGAGGTAATTGGGCAAGCGAAAAAGGATTTATTAAAGCCACTAATGGATATACTGATGACATTACCACTCCAGGTGAAGAAGTATACTGTCGCTGTTATTACAAATATATTTACAGTTTGCGAAAGATGCCTGAAGAAATGCTTACAAAAAAAGGCAAACTAGCGTTACAATCGTCAAAAATACTGTAAGGTAGTTTTATGCCATTTAAGTCGGAACAACAAAGAAAAGCTATGTATGCTGCATTGGCAGGACATAGCAACATTGGAATTCCTAAAGAAGTGGCTAAAAAATTCATCAAACACAGCGAAGATGATTCTGGTGATTTCCCAGAAAAAGCTACTCCACTCAGCACTCCAGAATTTAAAGAAGATGATGAAATCGTCATTCGTGCTGGCAAAAAAGATGAATTAAAGAAATTTCAAGGTGATTTAGCTGATGTAGCTAAAATCATCCAAGGTCTTAAAGACCAATCTCAAACAGTACCTAGATTTGGTCAAGATGCTGACCCTTGCTGGGAAGGCTATAAACAAGTTGGCATGAAAGAAAAAGATGGCAAAGAAGTACCAAATTGTGTGCCAGATGCTGCTGATCTAGTAGCTAAAACCCCAGAATTAGTTGCTCCAATTGCTAATAATGCTGGTGCAGCAGGTCGGGCTTCTGGAATCATGTTTGTTACTGGTGAAGGTCATACTTTATTAATTCGCAGAGGTTCAGGCGGTGGCGATTATCCTAATACCTGGTGTGTGCCAGGCGGTCATCAAAAAGAAGGCGAAACTTTAGAAGAAGCTGCTCGCAGAGAAACTAAAGAAGAAACTGGCATTGACTATAAGGGTAAATTAGAAGTATTACACGATGATGGTCAATTCTGCACCTACATTGCTAGAGATGTAAAAAAAGAAGAAGTCAAACTCAATTATGAGTCTACTGGCTATGATTGGTGCGATCCGCTTTGCCCACCTTTGCCATTACATCCTGGTTTAGAAGTTGCATTCAAAATTGCATCCTCTAAGACTGAGACCGATGTTGCTCAGTTAATGGCTGATAACCTTATTCCAAGTCCACAAATGTATGCCAATATCATGTTATTGGCTATCCGCATTACTGGTACTGGATTGGCTTATCGGTCAAGCATTGGCGAGAATGTCTGGAGAGACCCATCACTTTATCTAAATGATGAGTTCTTAAAAAGATGTAATGGATTAATGGTCATTATGGATCATCCAGATTCTGCGGTTCTTACTTCTAAGGAATTTAAAAATCGTGCAGTAGGAAGTATTATGCTTCCTTATATTAAAGGTGATGAAGTCTGGGGCATCGCTAAAATCTATGACCAAGATGCTGTAAATGAAATTTGTGAGGGAGAGATTTCTACCTCACCTTCAGTAGTATTTGACAATACTGCTGGAAACACTACACTAACTACTGAGAATGGCGAGCCACTCTTAATAGAAGGTGTTCCATTTCTTTTAGACCATATAGCTATCGTTACGAAAGCTAGAGGGTCTAGAGGTGTATGGGATAAGGGTGGCGATGCCACAGGAGTTCTTTTAAATAACCAAGAGGTGTCTGATATGAATGACAATACTATTGCACCAAAGGCAGATGCCCAAGGTGATAAGTTGGATGCTGTACTCGCTGTACTAGGCGATTTGGCTGCAAGAATGGATGCGATGGAGAAGGAATTACCTGCTCCACCATTAGTTACTGCTGCTGATAAAAAGCGCAAAGATGATGACTCAAAACATCGTAAAGACGATGATGATGAGGAAGAAGAAGAAATGGCTAAAAAAGATGATGATGATGAGTCTGAATCTGAAGCTAAAGCCTATATGATGCGTAAAGCTGACAAGAAGCGTAAAGATGCAGAAGGTTCTGATCCAAAAGAACATGGCAAAGCTGGCGAAATCAAGCCTGATGATGAAGGCATGGTTGAACATCCTGGTCACATGGAATTCAAAAAAGATGACGATGATGAGGAAGAAGAAGCAATGCGTAAAGATGAAGAAGAAGCTGCAATGTGCGATGCACAAGCTAAAGCTGATTCTGTTTATGCTTCCTTCGGTAAATCTGCTTCTCGCCCATTAAAAGGCGAAGTTCTATTGTCTTATCGCAAGCGTTTGTTGCGTGGTCTCCAAGCCTATTCTGATAGCTACAAGTCAGTAAACTTGGCTTCTATCAAAGATGCACAATTGTTAAATATTGCTGAAAAGCAAATTTTTAATGATGCTTTGATGGCTGCTAAATCACCAACTATGTTCGCCCCAGATCAATTGATTGAAATTCATGAAAAAGATCGTGCTGGTCGTACAATCACGAAATTCAAAGGCGCAATGGAAGCATGGCTAGGTGACTTTAAAGTTCCTTCTATGCGAGTCAAAGAATTTCATCTTTTCAACAATAAGCGATAAGGAATAAGCCATGACCGCACAAATCTCTTTACAACCTATGGTAACAACTGTAGCTAGTGGTTTATTTAACACTAATAGCAATGGTTTTACTCAAGGTGATGCGCTAGATGATCCAGCAGTTAAGTTTGCTTTGGCATCTGGTACTTTATCAACTGCTGCAACAACTCCTTTGTGGGGTGGTGTACCTATTACTGAGTTGATCCCAACTTTGCAAAATGGTTACTATTCACAACCACAACCAGGTACTGATACATTAGGTGGAACAGTTGTTCAAGCTGGTGTTTCTTCTGCTCCTACTGGAATTGCTGTATATAACCAGGCATTTGGTGGTATTACAACTCCACAAAGCACAGCACCTTTGTTCTCACCTGGTATGTCTGTAAACTTCTACCGCTTTGGTAGTGGTGCTCGTATTCCATTGCCTTGCGATTCTTCAGTCGTAGCCTTGGATGGTTCATCCATTACTGAAACTGTATACTGGGACACTACCAATTTGTTATTGACTACAACTGCTACAAGCAATTTTGCTGTACCTTGCAAAATTCTTCGCACAAGTACTGCCAACAATAAGTTAGTATCGTATTCAAGCGGTACTGGTAATGCTAACTGGACTTCAACTGGCTTTATTGCAGTTGTTCAAATCTAACAAAGGAAAAATATTATGTCAGGTTTTGCTCCTTCATTTGTAACAGTAAATCCGCATTACATGATGCCTGAGTTGATTATGCAATACAGCTTGGCTTCAGGTGCTTTTACTACCCTTGCTACAGAAAATCCAATGCCTCGCCTTGGCGAAGCGGATTTGTATGTTTATGCTAAAAAGATTCAGTTGACAACTCAGGTTTCAGCTAATCAATCTACAGCTAATCAACTGCCTAGCGCATCTGTAATTCCTTCAATGATCTCGACTGCAACTTATCGTCTGCAAACTCGTGCTCAGTATGACAACTTCGATGAAGCTGCTACTGGCGCATGGGGCTATGCGCTGCCACAAGCAATGCGCCTGGCTGCTCGCCAAGGTATTGCTCAACAATTGCGTAATGCGCTTTTGTATGGCTACAACCCTGCAAATGGCGAAGGTCTAGTAAACACCAATGGTGCTACCCATCAAGTTTTGGGTTCAGACACTAATGGCAATACTGGCTATAGCACATGGGATAGCGGTCAACTTGCTCAATACCTATTGAACATGATTGGCAGCTTGAAAGTGTCTACTTTGCAAATCGGTCAACCTTTGCGCTTAGTTTTCCTTGCTCCACAGCGATTCATTAGCCAAATCAGCTACTCTGGTGTAGTGTCATTGACACAATTCCAGCGTATCGGTGCTGGTGTTGAAACTGCTGCTGGCTTGGTCGAAACTGTTGCTCAATGGGCAGGTGGCGATGATGTATCTTTCGCTGCTGATGACACTTTGATCGGTCAAGGTGCTGGTGGTACAGATTTGATCCTTTTAATTGCTCCAGAATTGAAGATTCCTAAAGCAAATGCTCAAATCAATACCAACATTTTTGCAACATTGACACCTAATCAGACAGCAACTTCATTGATGCTTACTGATGTGTCTGCTCCTACTGAAATCCCTACTCCTATTGCTGATGGTGGTATTACTACCCTCTACACTATGCGTAGCACTTCAGGTTGGGGTATTCGCCCAGAAGCAATCAGCCTTTTGTCTGCTGCTTACTAAGCAATCTAGCTTTAATCAAAAAGCCACCTTCGGGTGGTTTTTTGTTATAGTAATACTACTTGTGTCAAGCCGAGTGTAGATTCAATGGGGGGCAGGGAATCCTTAAAGAAGATTCCGCTTGATCTGTCCCCCACCCAAATTGGGGAATTATGATGAAACTTTATGTAGCCAATTGCAGTAAACAAGATTTCAACTTCACTTATATGTTGTTGGAAAATCCTCGCCCATTTCATCACCGCATTCGTGCAGGTGGTCAATGGGAAATTAATGGTAGTCATGATGAAATTGACCATATTATTAAGCAGCATTCTATTTATGGAATGATGGAAGCTAATAAGGTCAAAAAAGGTTTTGGTGGCATTGCTTATCGAATTGACAAGCCTATTAATGTGGAAGCTATTGAAGCTGGACTTAGTCAAAGCGAACAAGAAGCAATTGATCGTGCTCAACAAGCTAGAAATGTCACCGCAGCAGCAGCCGATCAAATCCTTTCTGCCAAGGCTCAAGAAATGGGATTGAAACAAAAATCAGGACTTGAGATAGAAGTAGTGGAAGAAAAGCGAAATGCAGGTGATAATAGCGAAAAGTTTGAACAAACTATTGAAGTAGTTCGAGAGGGTGTTCAGCCGATCAAAAGTCGGGGTAGACCAAGAAAATAAGGTAGATTATGAGTGATCCCATTACATCCCCATCATTAACTGGCTTTATTGCTTGGACAAGGGCTGTAATGGGCATTCCCACTACTGCTATTGCTGATAATGATGTCGGTTATCAGTATGCTTATCAGGTCGCATTAGACCTAGTTCCGCTTGATTTTTCAGTTACTTCACCAGATATTTATACTTTAACTGTGTATAACTTAGGTGGTAGCAATTTATTACAATGGCAACAAGACTTACCAGGTCAAACCTTCTTTTCTGATGCAAGATTGGCTTATGGCATGAATAACTTTGTTGCTGGTGTTATCAGTAATGCAGGGGATGTTTCTACTAATGAATCCCTGGCAGTCGGTTTAGGATTGCAAAATCTAGATTTGATTTCTTTGCAAGCGATTAAAAATCCTTATGGCAGACAAGCGATGGCATTTATGCAATCTCTTGGAACTCTCTGGGGGCTAACTTGATTCTCCATCTTGGGGTAATTGATGTCCCAGAGCCTGAAGGGAACACCACCTATGGGGTGGCTACAGAATTAGAAGAAAAATATGAATTATTTTCAGTTTTTGCCAGAGTCTATGAGAATAAAATCGTCAATGGACTTACAGAAAGCATGGCAGGGGCTTTAGAAACTATGATGCAAGGGGGTAAGATCAAAGACCCTTTTGCCGATGCCACAAGCGAGATTGATGGCTATTTCAAGCACTTTTTAAGTTCTCAAGAAGCAGAGCAACAAGGCATACCTGGCACTCCAACCAAAGCTGCTTTAGAAGGTAAAAGCATTCGCTTTAAGGGTAGATTGACAGCTAAAGGCTATGTTAAAGGGAAAAGGGCTGGATTTACCAGAGTTACTGGAATTCGCAGACCTTCCTTTATTGATTCTGGAGTTTTACAGGCTTCTTTTAAATCTTGGGTTGATTAATGGCAAATGTATTTGAGACTTCAGGCGCAAAGCCACAATTGGCTTCTGGATTGGCAGAAGGGGTCAATACCCTATCTGGTAATGAACAAGTAACCTTTACTTTGTATGTAAAGCTGGTTTTGCCTTTAGATGGCTATGTTTTTTGGGTTAATGCAGCCCTTTTAACTGATACTGCTATTTATAATGCAGCGCAATATGATCGGCTGCTTTATGATAATTATAAAGGTCAAGTACCAGCTAGGACAATTACTGCCCAAGGATCATTCCATTTAGCCCAAGAATTGCATCAATTGGATGATAGGACTACTAATTACAACCATATTATTTTTACTTCCCTACAGCCAATTCAGGACTTTAATTTAATTAATCCTCAATTGATCTATGTTGCCACTTATCAAAATGTGCAATTTGCTTTTAGTCGTAGGGACAATTATTACAAACAAGCTGATCTTTACCATTATCGTGGCGATGCTTTGTACTCCATCATGGATACTCAGCTTGTTGATTCAATGACCGATTTTGATAGTTCTAGTGTGATTGTGTCTAATAGCCTTCCTATCTGGCTGGCACTTAATCAATACTTTCCTTTATATCCATCTTATTTAGTGGATCAAAATTTACCGCCACCTTATGCTGCGGTAGACATTATTTCTTCTAATACCGAAGCTATTGGTCAATTTCCAATAGTAAATAACATTGTCATTAATGGTGGATCAAGCCCTAGTACTCAAACAACAATCAATCAATTAGCAAGCGATACAGTTAAAATTTCCATCTATGGAATTCGCAATAATGAGGCTTTAAACTTTGCTAATTATGTGTTTCAATACAGCATGGATACCGATAATATTGGTATTCAAAATATGCCTATAATGCAAGATGAGAAAGTTACTCAACCTGAATTTGGCATTATTGCAATGAAGAAAAGTATCACCTTTAAAGTCAGTTATTACCAAAATACAGTTAATGATGTGGCTTTAAAGTTAATTAAGTCAGTTTTTGTAAGTTACAACCCAACCCAACCCTAAGTGTAAAAAAGGAGTTATCAAATGGCAATTACCTCAAACCCAGCAGTTGTAAATGGCGCAGCTATTACAGCCCAAGGTATCAATTCTTTCCTCAACATTTCTGCTGCTACAGCAATCAAATCAAGCAAAGGTCGCATTGCTAAAGTCAATGTTACTACTGGTGGTTCTACAAATGGCTCAATTTATGACCATGCTACTACCTCTGGTACAGGCGCAGCTAACTTAGTTGCTTCTATCCCTGATGTTATAGGTTCTTACACTATTGATTTCCCATGCGCTAATGGGATTGTGATTGTTCCTGGTACTGGAATGGTTGTTTCTGTCAGCTTTAATTAATTAGGGGTCTATTATGACAACTCAAATTGTTACAGTTAATGTAACTCAAACCCTTGCTCCAGCACCCAATACTCTGCAAAGAACTGGTGCTTTGGTTAGCCAAGGTGCGACTACATTAGCTACTGGTACTACCGCACTTTTAACTCAATTTGCGGATTTAAGTTCTATTTTGAATGGTGCAATTACTACTTCTTCTATTAACTGGGCAACTGGTGTAGTTACTGTAGTTACTTCAGCACCTCATGGAATTCCTATTAGTGATACTGTTCCAGGCATTATTGCTGGTGTTGTTCCTACTGCCTACAATGGTACTTTCCAAGTTACTTCTACTGGTGCTTCTACATTTACTTATCCTTTGGCAAGTAATCCTGGTACTGTTACAACTCAAGGTGCTTTTACTCTTGAATCTGTACAAGAATTGGTTGCTATGGCAACTACTTATTTTGCACAAGGTTCAGCCAATGCAATTTATGTTCTTGAATTGGGAGCAGGTACAGGCGCACAAGGTGTTACAGCATTAAATAGCTACATTGTTGCTAACCCACAAAAGTTTTATGCTTATGCAGTTACTTATGAGATGTCATCTGATTCCTCATTCTTAACTTTTGCTAAAAACTATGAATCCACCACTTCTCAAGTTTATTTCTGGGTAAAAGAAGTAATTGGTACTTATGGTGTATTTAAAAATGTTAAATCTGTAGTTTCAATGTTGCAAGATACAACTGCTCCAGTAACCGAGTGGACTCCTGCTGCAATGCTCTACAATGCCTTAAATTACAACCCAAGCGACACCAATAAAGTTGCTCCAATGGCTTTCCAATACATTTCAGGAGTAACAGCATTTACTGGTACTGTTGCACAATGTCAATTGTTAAAAACTGCTAATGTGAACTATGTTGGTACAGGCGCAGAAGGTGGCATTAGTAATACTCTGGTTCTTTGGGGTGTAACTGCTGATGGTCAAGACTATACTTACTGGTATTCAGTAGATTGGGTACAGATCAACATTAACTTGTTTATCTCCAATGCAATCATTAATGGTTCTAATAATCCAATTAATCCTTTGTACTATAACCAAGCTGGTATTAATCGCTTGCAAAAAGTAGCCCAAGGCACTATGAATAGTGGTGTTGCTTATGGATTGGTTCTGTCTCCTGTAACTGTAAATGCAGTTCCATTTACTACTTATGTAGCAGATAACCCAAGTGACTATGCTATTGGTAAATATGCAGGTCTTTCTGTAACTTATACACCAGCGAGAGGATTCATTCAAATTGTATTTAATGTGAATGTTTCTAGCTTTGCTTTAGCATAAAGGAATAAATCATGGCAGCCCCATTAATTCAACAAGGCACATTAAATAGACTGCGTGGTTCAGTAGTCTATGCCGAAAATGCAACACTCAATGTAACAGCCCCATATTTGGCTAGGGAAGCTATTAGTATCGCTTTTGAAGGCGATGCAGGTATGCTCATCCCAACCTTAACTGGTGGTGTTACTTCTCCAGAACCCTATCAAATGGCAACTGTAACCATTAATTTGCTTAAAAGTCAGGCATTAGCTAATGCTTATAAAACGCAAATTGAAACCAATGTGAATGTAGGTGATATATCGGTTATCGCTGATTCGGCAACTTTGTCGGATTATCAGATCGGTAATTGTGTTCTCAAAGGTGTTCGTGATGTTACTTATGATGGTAATGTGCCTGGTTTTGTAGTCACATTAACTGGTGTATACCAAGTTAACGCAGCACTTTGGAGTCTATAAATAGATGAAAATTAATCGAGCCTTGAACTTAGTAATTCCGATTGAATCGGAAAAAGGACAGCTATATGTTCACAGCACACCAATCTCAAGAGATATTTTTGAGCAATATTTTTTGGTAATTTCCAAAACTTTTGCTGCAATCTTTTCTCAAGGGCTTGGTGCGATTTGCGGATCAAGAATAGCCTATTTGATGCTTAAACAAACAGCAGAAGATATGGGTATTTGGAATGGAGTTTCTGGGGTCAGGGCTGGATTAGTGAATGAAATAGTTAGACTTTCAAATGTAATGATGCCATCCACAAAAGGCTGGAAAAGTATTCCTTTATATACCGCTATTGAAAAAGGTACTTTTGATAGCGAAACAATCGCAGAAATTGAAGGCGAACTCATTTTTTTTACTTGTGTGTCTATGATAAACAAGAAGAATCAAATTCAAAGCATCATGGACACAGTCAATGGCTTATGGGGATCGCAAACAACATCATTAAATTCTATGGAGTTTCAGAATTCCTTGATGACATCGACAGAGGTCGAGAATTCTGGAGAGATGGAGACCACATCGTCTCTGCCTGTTTAGATTATGTAAGTGTTGAAGGATTTTCCAAGTTTTTTGAGGATGTAGATATAGAATATAAGTCAAGCGCACATGAGTTTCGCCAAAGACATATTTTGAGAGCATTAGGAAGAAACAATGGCTACTAAAAGTGTAATTGACATTGATATTAATGATGAGAAATTCAAAGAGTTCCAAAGACTCTTTGAAAAGTATCAGCAATCCCTTGTCAAAATGCCAAATCAATGGGGAAAAATAAATAAAGAAGTTGGTTCTTTACAGGGCAATTTCAATAAAATCCAACACGCTTTGGATACTATTGCTTCCAGATTAGATAAAAATTACAAGACTTTACAAAATACAGATCAAGTAGTTAATAAGACTGAAAAGCATTGGCAGAATATTGGAAAGTCTGCTGCATCTATTACCAAAAATGTTACCGCTACTACTTGGAATCTTTTGAAATGGGGTAGTGTTACTACTGCTTTTGGTTTATTAGGTGCTGCTGGTGGTCTATTTGGTATTGGCTCATTAGCTGGCTCTGCAAATGATACTAGAAGGCAATCTCAAGGATTGGGAGTATCGGCAGGAGAATTAAAAGCTGCTCAAATTAATTTTCAAAGAGTTGCCGATGTTAATTCGGTTTTGGGAAATGTTGCAGCAGCGCAAACTGATGTTCAAAAACAATGGGCTTTCCAGGCTGCTAATGTTAATCCCAATCAAAATGTAGCCCAATTATTACCACAATTGCTTAGAAGGGCTGCTGAAGTATACAAAGCTGGCGAACCTGCTACTGCTCAACAAAGATTGGAAGTAAGTGGATTATCTGCTTTAGGCATTGATGTTGAAACTGCTCGAAGAATGGCATCTTTGCGAAAAGGTGAAATGGATGATATTGAGAGAAAATACAATGCCGATACCAAATCTTTAGCCCTTACTGATGCTTTATTAAGAAGATGGCAAGACTTAGATGTTCAATTAGGTAGATCAAAGCAAAAAATTGAAAATGTATTTCTGACAGGATTGGAAGGTTTAGTCACTCCATTAGAAAAGCTGTCTGATTCATTTTCTAATGCGGTTAAAGTTTTCCTTGAAAGCCCAGCAATTAAAAATTGGATTACTGATGTTGCAAGTCATCTTGAGGGTTGGGCTAAAGATATGACCAAGCCAGAATTTCAAGATGCTGTTAAAAAATTCGCTTCTCAAGTTGTTACTATTGGAGAAGCTGCTGTCAAATTAGCTGAAGCTGTTCTTTGGTTAGCCGATAAGATTAAAGAGCCATTCAATCCTGATCCTAGTCATAATATTGTTATGACACCAGAAGAAGCCAAGAAAAAAGGTGCAATACCTTTTGAGCCTTCTAGAGAAGGTATGAAAGAAGGATTCAAGGCTTGGTGGAATAATTTAAGTGGTGTAAACCCTGAATTAGCCAATGCAGTACAAGCTGCTGGTTTGCCTGTCATTAGCGGAAAAAGAGATGAAAATTGGGCTAAAAAGCATGGAATTTTAAATCCTGCTGATGGCAAATATTACACAAAACCAAATGGTCAAGGCAATCCAGTTGCTATGGAAAATAGCAAACACCTTACTGGAGAAGCAGTTGATATTGCAAATCCAGAAAAATATTCTGATGAATATTTAGCGCAATATGGTCTTTATAGAAGATTGGGAACTAAAGACCCAGGGCATATTGAATTAAAACAAAAACTAGAAAGCGAATCTTCTAACAATAAAGGCTCTGGAGTTCCACAAGCCCCAAGTGCTCCAACATCCAATACTTCAAGCACATTAGGCTCTTTAAATTGGAATCCAACTCCAATTGCTTTAAGCATTAATACCACTAAAATACCAGGTCAAGACACCAATGTAGATATGCTAAAAGCTGGTGGATATTACACAAGTATAGGACTTAGATAATGGCAACAAGTGTAGGTCAATCAATTTATCAAGTAGCTTATGAAATATCGCCAATTATTTTGTCGAATGGAATTGCTACATTTGTTCCAGGTAATTTATTGCCAATCATTGCTATTACTGAAGCAGCCAATTTTGGATTTTCTTTATTAAATGGTCAAAATCCTTTAAACCTAAATAACTTTTTTGGGCATTTTAGACCTTTGCCTGGTGCTACCTTAGTAGACAATGAAATTGCAATGTATCCTTTTGCGAATCAATCTTATGCTGCTAATGCTGTTATTGCCAAGCCATTAAAGATTTCTATGTTGATGAACTGCCCTGCCAATGTGAATGGTGGTTATGTATCAAAAATGATTACCTTTACTGCGCTACAAGCTGCGCTTCAATCGCATATTCAACAAGGTGGAACTTTTATTGTAGCTACACCTTCTTATGTTTATTTGAATTGTATCCTTACTAATTTGACTGATGTATCAAGACCTGATAGCCAACAACCTCAAAATGCTTGGCAATTTGATTTTGTACAACCTTTGGTATCTCAAGCCCCTCAAAATACTCTAGGTGCATTGATGAATTCTTTTCAATCTGGTACACCATTAGCGAGTTAATATGTCAAATAATCTATGGTCTGGTGTCAATAGTGTTATTGGAAATAATAATTCCATTACAACCCCTTTATATGGTGGTTCTTTAAATACTCAGGGTGCAGCATCTACTTATTCTATAAGTCAAAATATTGCCCCAGTTGCAACCAATGTCATTCAATTTACCCCTGCAAATAATTCTAATTTTCAATTTCAAGCTACTTTTGATGGTGCTTCTTACAATGTAATTGTGACTTGGAATATTTATGGGGAAAGATATTATGTCAATATTTATGATTTGAATAATATTTTAATTGTTGCATTGCCTTTAATTGGTTCTCCATTAAATTACAATATTTCATTAACTGCTGGTTACTTTACAACCCAATTAGTTTATAGAGTTGCAAACAATCAATTTGAGATTATCTAATGAGAAGGTATGAAATTAAGATTACCGATCAAGATGGAAATCCAAAGGTAATTAATGGCTCAGATGGAAAACCCATTTTTAATGGTACTTTTACCAGCTATGGCACTAATGGAAGTATTTTTGGTGCATTTACAAGCACAAAAAGCACAATTTCAGGTGCTTTAAATGTTGAATGGGATTTGCCAGTTTCTACCTTTAATTCTCCTTTAGGGGGAGCATCTTTAAGAGTTTATGGTGTAGGGCTTCCTTTGTTGGCTCAAGCAGCCAATTTCAATCCTAGTGTTGATGGCACTAAATATTGCAATATTGTTATTTCTGGTGGAATGGCAAAAGGGCTTCCTTTAGCAAATCCAGAACAATATGGGGTTTTGATGACTTCTAGAATTCAACAAGCCTTTGGTAATTGGCAGGGAACTTCGCAAACTTTAGACTTTATTATGGTTTTGCCTACTGGCAGCAAAGAAACCCCATTAAACTTTAGTTTTAGTTGTGACAATAATGCCCCTTTAGCACCTGCAATTGAAACTACTTTAAAAAATGTGTTTCCAAATGCTTCTGCTGTCAATGTCAACATTAGCCCAAATTTGGTTGCTCCTGAACCTATTAAACAACAAAACTTTACTTTAGAGACATTTTCTAAATTTTTAAATGAAAGAAGTAGAAGTATTATTGGGGGAACTACTTATCCAGGAATTCAAGTGTCTTTTGTAGATAACATTATTAATGTCTATGATTACACTATTCCACCAACTTCTGAGCCTATTCAAATTCAATTTACTGATTTAATTGGGCAGCCTACTTGGATTGCGCCTTATACATTGACCTTTAAAACTGTCATGCGATATGACCTTAAAGTAGGGGGTCAAATCTTAATGCCTCAACAATCGGCAACCAAAGGTCTTATTTTAACTTTACCTCAGACTCAGTCTCAATTTAAAACTACCTCAAATTTCAAGGGTACTTTTAATATTCAAAGTGTTAGACATATTGGAATATTTAGGCAGGGTGATGCAAATAGCTGGGTTACAGTAATACAAGCGTATGTACCACCAAATTCTACTACTTCAACCTTTGGAACTTTCCACGCATAATGTCCTCTATAGATCAAAAAATATCATTTGCCCAATCTATTAATCTTTTTGCAGATAGAAAGATTAATGATGCTTTGCAAGGATATAGTCAATCTTTTCCTTGTTATGTAACATCGGTCAATGGTTCTATTGTTACTGTCAAATTTGATGTCAATGTTCCAGATGGAATTACCCTTCCTGAAGTAACTTGCCCTGTAGCTGGATCAGAATACATTAGATACCCTATTCAGCCAGGCTGTAAAGGATATTGCATTCCTGCTGATGTCAGTCTTAGAAAGGCTTCTGGACTGGGTACTGGAACTCCTGATTTAAGCGATCCAGGCAATTTGACAGCTTTAGTATTTTTCCCTTTTGGTAATACCGCTTTTTTTGCGGTTAATGGCGAATACCTATTTATGTATGGGGAAACTGGGGTAGAAATAACTACTAAAAATCAAGATTGCAAACTGACTTTAACATCCACAGGAATTATAATTGACCTTAATGGTGGCAATTTAGTTGTCAACAATGGCAATACCATTATGAATGGAAATCTGACTGTCAATGGATTAATCACAGGTACAGATGGCTTTGCTATTAGCGGTGGATCAGGTGGAACTATGAGTGTTAATGGAAATATTGCTACTACTGGAACTATTACTAATAATGGTAAAAATATTGGCAGCACTCATGAACACTCTGGAGTTCAGCCTGGTTCTGGAAATACTGGAGCACCAATATGATTACACAAAAAAAATGGGAATTTGCTAATCATGGCTAGAACATATGGTCGAGTAAAGAATTCTGCTGGAGATTTAGTTTGGGTAGAAATACAGCAAGATGCTTCTGGCAACTTTGAGTATGGATATGCCACTACTCTTATTCAGGTACTTAAATTAAGCCTGGGAGAATCCCCTTTTTATGCAAACTATGGAATTCCTGCTCAAAGGTCAGTTATTCAGCAAGTTTTCCCTGATTATTATGTAACTGTCACTCAACAACAATTCTCTAACTTTTTTGCCAGTTTGACAATTACTAAGGCACAATTACCTACCCCTACATATAATGTAGATATAGTAACAACTCAAGGTACTAAAATTCAACAACAGGTGGCAGTATGACCATTACAACAGATGTAAATTCTTCAGGTTTGCAACCAACCTCACCAACTACTCTGCAATCAGAGTTAATTGCTCTGGTTTCTGCAACAAATCCTGGTTATACAGCCAATTTGCCAGGCTCTTTAATTGAAGATATTAGTTCTACCGATGTTGGTGCTTTAGCTTTAATAGATTCAGCCAGAGTCGATCTTTATAATAGTATTACACCCTATACTGCCAATTCTTATTTATTGAATCAATTAGGTCAAATTTATGGTGTACAACAAGGCATTGGGTCTAATACTTCAGTTTATGTAACCTTTTCTGGAAGCCCTGGATTTGTTATTTCTAAGGGATTTGTAATATCTGATGGTTCTCATCAATATACAGTTCAAGATGGCGGTGTAATAGCTTCTACAGGACAAAGTGCTGAGTTATATTGTCTAGCTATTAATTCAGGCTCTTGGGCTGTTCCTGTTGGCACAGTAACCCAAATTATTACCTCAGTACCATCTGGTTTGACTTTATCTTGTACTAATCAAACCGCAGGTATTCCTGGTGCTTCAGCCCAACCATTAGAAGATTATCAAGCTCAAGTCATTCAAGCTGGTCTTGCTGTAGCTTCTGGTATGCCCACATTCTTAAAAACACAATTGCAAAATGTTAATGGTGTTCAAGATAGACTTGTTGCGGTGCGACAATCTGGCACAAATTGGGAAATTATTTGTGGTGGTGGTGATCCTTATGAAGTAGGAAATGCCATTTTTACTGGATTATTTGATATATCGAATATTGTAGGCTCTACCATTACCGCTTTAAGCATTACCACAGGTACTAATGCTGTTATCAATACTGGTGCTTATTTTGGTGAATATTCTGTAGGAGAAGTAATTACAATTACAGGTGCTAGTCCAGCAGCCTTTAATACTACTTATACTGTAACTGCCATTTCCAATAATTTGGTTACAACAAGTAAAAATACATCTACTTTTGGAACTTATACAAGTGGTGGTGTAGTCACCCCAAATTATAGAAATATTACTGTATCAATCAATGATTATCCTGATACTT